AGACGGACCATGATGTCATACATTGAGTTCTTGCCATCGTATTTCTTGTAAGCCATGATAATTTTCCTCCTTATTTAGACGTGGATGCGGCTTTGAGCTCGGCCACCTGCTCGGTGAGCGTCGTGACCTGCTCCGTGAGGGATGCATTGACTTCGGCGAGTTGCATGAGCTGTTCGGAGAGGTCAGCAATAGACGCAATCGCGCCCGTTGCCGCTCCCGCTGTGTCGGCCGTGCTGGCCTTGAGCAGCTTCTTCTCCTTCTTGGCACGCTTGCGCGGCAGGTTGTCGTAGTTGATGTGGAACATCTTGCTTCCTCCTTTACTCGTTGAAGATGCAGGCGATGCTTTCGAGGTAGTTCGGACGCGCCGCCCACGAATACGAGACGGAAATATCGTCGCCGGGGTTCGCCTTGACCGTCAGCACGTCCGTGTTCTCGCGGAAACGGACGAGCTTCGCGGAGGCAGGCTTCAAGGCGATGGTTTCAAACTTCGCATGATGCGCGAGCTTGAATGCCTGGTTTGCGCCCGTGCCCGTTCCGAGCGCGACATCTTTCTCCTTGCCCGTCTTCTGGATGAGGCTGACGCGCACCGTGCCGACGGAGCCTTTCGGGTCATTGTCGCCCGCGATGTAGTCGAACTGGTCATCGACAAGCTCGTTGTCCGCCTTGTCGGGATAGACCGTATCATGCGTCATTTCCACCCACTCTTCCGCGCTCCATCCGTAGATGTAGTCCGCCGTCACGGCCACACCCTCGTCGGCTGTGAACGTGACCTGACCATCCGTCGGGCTGAACGAGTAGGAGCTTGCTTTCTGCTGCTCACCGTCGAAGTAGAGCGTGAAGTTGTGGCTTGCAAGCCCTTCCTTGTTCGCCAGCGTAACCGTCTGCGAGGAGCCGTTACCCGTGCCGAGCACTTCGCCCGTCACTTTCGTCGGCGCCTGGCGCAGGGAAATCTGTGCTGTGATCTCCGTGTCATCGACAAGCGGGTGCTTCACCATGAGATGAGCGCGACTGATGTTGTTCACGAAATTGTACGTCTTCGTCACGCAGACGCCCGTGCCCTCGGAGAACGTCGCGACGGAATCCATGCGATGCTTGACCGAGATGCTGGAAACGGTCGACGTGCCGACGCCCGGCGTCTGGACAGCCTGCACGACGCGGAACTTGATGCCCGTGCCCTTCGTTGCCGGGCTCGTGATGTAGTTCGTGTACTCCTTGTACTCTCCCCACTCGTTGTTGGAGTCGCGGAGCGCTGCAAGCACCGTTGCCGTGCCGCCGTCCTTTTCCGTCTTCTCCACCTCGATGTTGAGGATTTCCGTCGCCTTGCGGTCGTCGCCCGTCAGGTCGATCATCGGCAGGTCGGTCGCCGTCTGCGTGACCGTCGCGCCAGACTCGCCCTTGACCGTGACAGCGTTGATGACAGGCGTGTTGTCGTTCGTCGTCTCCATCGCGGCTGCGACGTCGACTTCCTTTCCGACAAAGCCCGTCATCGCCGCCTGCGGGACGGCCTCGAGCTCCGTCTTGCTCATGCCCTCGCTCATGACCGAGGCAGGCGTGAGCTCCTGCGTTGCGATATCCTTCCATGCCTTGCTGGACGTGTCATACTTCTGCCAAGTCGTTGCGTCCCCCGCCTTGATGAGGTAGCGGGTGGACGTTCCGTCCGGCGTCGTCTCGTCTACCGCGAATCCCGTGAGCGTCGGAAAATCCGATACGTCGGCGCGGTTTGCGGATGTCGTGATGAGCAAACTCTGTTTCGTTGCCATGCTTATTCTTCCTCCTTATGATTGCGATGGAGCTTCAGGCGGTCGAGCGTCGATCTCGTGGTATCGTAGCCGTTGCAATGCTTCATGTACCCGAGAAACGACGAGACGCGCTGTTGCACATCGCCGTAGCCAACTTTCCAGTCTGCAAAGTCTTTGGAGAGCTTTGAAAACCTCTTCTTCGCCGCCTTGACGTTGCGCTTGCGTGCCAGGATGTGGTTCGTCCATGTCCGATATCCTGCGAAGTCGACGCCGCGGCAAGCAGGATAGAGCGCCGTCTTGTCATTGAGCGTCAGACGGAGCCTCGTGTCGAGCAGCCATCGGATGTCATCGAGCGCCCGCCATAGTTTCTTCTTGTCGTTGCCGACGAGGATGAAGTCATCCATGTAGCGCAAGTAGAGCTTCCAGCCAATGCACTCTTTCACGAAATGGTCGAGCACGTTCAGGTAGATGTTCGCGCTGAGCTGTGACGTGAGAGCACCAATCGGAAGGCCAACGCCCGTGTCACCGTTGAAGCCGTCGATAATGCGCCACCATATTTCTCGCACGCGCTTATCCCGTATCGTCCGGCAAATCTGCTCGAATAACACGTCGTGCCGTATGGATGGATAGTAGTGATGAATATCGCACTGCAAAACGTAGACGTCGCCGCCCCTGCCTGCCTTTTGCAAGAACTCCTGCACGCGGCTGACGGCTTTGTGCGTGCCCTTGCCAGGCGTTACGGCATAGGAGTCGTAGATGAACTTGCTCCAGAACAAGGGAGCCACGACGCGCACGAGTGCGTGATGCACGATGCGGTCGCGGAACGTCGGCGCATGAATCACTCTCCGCTTGACTTCCGTCTTGCAGAGGAATTCACGGTAGCCGGACGGATACCATATCCCGTTTTGCATTTCGCGCCGCATGGTGCGGATGACGTCTTCGCGCTGAAAGAGAACGTCCATGACTTCAGGCTCGAAACGCTTCCCGCGTGCCGCGTCATGGAGTGCTCCATAGAGGTTTTCGTAGCTCGTGATCTCATCGAAAAGATGATTGTAGGTCTTTGCCATGATAGGTAAGTCGGCGCCGCGTTTCGGCCTTTCTCTTCAGCCGTACTAGTCGCGCCACTCCTTTCGTCTGTTTTCCTTCGCAATCAATCGTCAAGGATGGACACCAGCCCCAATTATATCGGCGGCTGGAACCAAGACAGGAGCCTTGGAACTTCTGCGCATGCCGTTACAGTTGCGAGCCGGAACCCGAGAGCGGAATTGGAGTTCGACGACGTGTTGTTGTTCAAGTAGAACGGCCCGTGGTTCTCGTTCGTGCTCCAATTCGAGTTGAAGACATAGCCCCCGTTGAAGTTCTGGTAGTCAGAATAAGCCGATGCCCGGAGACAGCGTTTAGGTCTTTGCGTTTTCTTTCTTGATCCAACCGCCAACCATTCTTCCAATCTCGTCAATCTTCTCAGACCATACGTTGTAGCGATGCATGGAGATATATTCGAGCTCGTAGGAATCGCGGATGCGCCAACGGATTTCCTCGATGAGGATGTCCATGTTGTGCAGCGTCGATTTCTGCAAGTAGCCCTTCATGCACCGAATGGCAAGGTCGAGAAGTTCCCAGGACTTGCGCTGCGTGTCCTGGCACAGGAGGAAGCGTTGTGCTTTTGGATAGTTCGAATTCGTCGTAGCGATCTGCGTGTAAAACACGAAATCATTGATTTTCTCTACTAGGGTCTTTCGTGGCGCTTTGGAATTTGGCGGCGCGCTACCGCGCGCCGCACCACGCGACACGCACCTCTCGTCACTCAACATAATGTGCGAGCCGGAACCCGAGAGCGGAATAGGAGTCCGACGACGTGTTGCTGTTCAAGTAGAACGGCCCGCGGTACTCGCTCGTGCCCCAATGCGAGTAGAAGACATAGCCCCCGTTGAAGTTCTGGGAGTCACCATAGGAGCCGTCCGTCTGGGAGCCTACCTTCGATGCAAGGAAGACGTCGCCGAGGTCGAATCCCGTGCCTTTGTCATGGAGCGTATCGAGCAGCCAGTTACTGCCACAAGGCGTGATGCCCGTGTTCACGTAGGTCTGGCCACCGTCGTTATCAAAGATGCGCACCGTGTTGCCAGGGCCAAGCGTGTCAACGCCGTCGAACCATTCGCCGTAGTCGTTTGCGCCCCAGACGTCGGCGATGCCATGATAGTTCGCGCCCATGCCCGACGTCGAGCCCGTCAGGAGTGTCTGCAAGTCGGAGCTGCCGTACTCGATGAGCATGAGACGCGCAATCAGATGATGTTCGAAGATGTTATAGCAGTGCCAGCCCTGCTTGTCGGCGGAACCTCCTGCAACATTTCGATTCGCGCCGAGCGAATGCGCCGTGTCACGCGTGATAGACGTCCACGGCGCCGCGTTCTTGATAGACGCGGCCTTGCCTGCACTGTCTTTCGATGCGAGATAAGCACCGATGTCGACAGCGCTCATTTCCTTGCCTTTGTTCATGAAGGCAGGATGGACGTGCCAGTTGTCATCAATCTTGTCAGGCGCGATGCTGTACTGGTATTTGCCTGCATACGGCCCTTCCACCAGCTTCGTGTTGTTGACATACATCTTCGGGAGACGAATCATCGCCTGCCCATCAACCGTGACGGACTGAATCTTGTTGAACGGCCAAGCGTTCTTTAAATCAAGTGCCATTATCTATGCCTCCTTAATCTGACGTCAAGTCATCCTGTGTCAGGTCATCGCCGTTGCCGTTGATGCGTCTCCAATCACCGTACGTCGAGCCTGCTGTCTTGAGGACAACACCGATTGCGGAACCACCCATGACGAGCTGCCCGTCTTTGATGTGTGCGCCCTTGACCGTGAACGACGTCGGGTCTGTATAGCTGACAGACTTCGTCATTTCGACTTTCGTGTTTGAGCCGGAAAACTCTCCCGCGCAATCGTCGATGACGTCCGTGCGCATGTTGCCGCCGCCGTAGGCGCGGCCGTTGTAGATGGCGGCCGACGAACGGTAGATTTTTGCGCGGCCTTCGTTGTACTGGTTCTTGACGACGCTCATGAGCTTGACGCGGTTGATTTTGCCCGCGACGGAAATGCTCTTGATCTGAATCTCTTCCGTGCGCTCGCCGTCGGTGAGCTGGTAGTGCGAGCCGATGATGAGGCCGGCCGATGATTCGACGTCGATGGAGTCGTCACCCGACACGACCGACGTGACGTTGATTTCGATCTGGTCGATTTCGCTTGCGCCATTGTCGAACGTCTCCACCACCATACCATCGTAGCCGTCAGGGTCAATCTTTGCCATTTCCATCGCGAGGTAGACGTTGCCCATCAAGCGTTCGAGATGGTTGATGCGGTTGTTCTGCTTGTTCGCGTCGAGCGCGTTGATGCGCTTGACGAGCTCGTCGTACTTTTCCGTGCCCGGCTGCGTTGCTTCGAGCTGCGCCTGCAAGGCGTCATGCACCTTCTTGAGGTACTCCGTGCGGTTCAGGAGCTGCTGCGCCTGGATGTTCAGCAAACCCATTCTGCCGCCGAGCAGATAGTCGCCGTTTTCGATCTGGTAGACGTCACCCTCCCACTCTGCCACCGCCGGCAGATGGTTGATGGTGTGGCGCGTGCCGGAATTGTCCGTTGACGGTCCGATGCCCATGTAGTCGTTGTAGTTGACTGCCATCTTTTCTTTCCTCCTTTAGAAATGCAGAATCCAATATCCGCGAATCTGGATGTCGTCTTCTTTCTCGATGATGCCCTTGCGGACGCGATGGGAAAGCATCGTGCCGTCCTTGCAGAACAGGCCGAACTCGTGAATCTTCAGCCCGTTCGCCTGCGTGTTGTCGATGGAAAAGTCGAACCGCGCGTCCCTTCCCGTCACGGATGCCTTGTCGAGCGGGAAAAGCATCTGATTCGAGAGCGCCGTGTCTGTATCTTTTTCCGTCTCTGCGCCATCGCCGACACCGATCTGCGAGATGTAATCGGTCGATAGGCCGGCCGCGAGCTCTGCAAGACGGATGCGCCCTGCTTCGACGACGAGGTTGTGGTCGCCGAATGAATCGACGTGCGTGCCGTTTCTGTAGACGTCGATGTGGAATTCGCCCTTGCAAGGCTTCGCCGTGTCCGCGAACACCGCGAGACAATCATAGGATTTCATCGTGTCTGCTTGTGATGCCAATCTGATTTCCTCCTTTCAGTTGGATGCCGCCGACTTTGTAGGAGCCGTCAGCTTTATAGCTCAGGCCGCCGTCCGCTTTGCGCGTGCCATTGGCCGTGAGAACGTGGATGATGGTGAGCGTGCCGCCGGTATCAAGCGGCAAGATGTTTCCGGCGCCGATGCGCGCAGAGCCGTCTGCGCGGAATCCTCCGATGCGGAGCGCCTTGTCGTCGATGCATGGCGAATCGTCGAAGCCATCGAGCATGGCAACCGTGCCGTCATCTTCTTCCGGCTGCTTGACCGTATCGAAAAACTCTGGATAGCGGAGTGCAAGTGGTGGATGCTTCTTCGGACGTCGGATGCTCAGACTGCCGCAGAGGTCGTCGCGCAGGACATCGATGCGTGGATGGATGCCGCCGCCGTCCGCTTGAAACGAGCCGTCGGCGATGATCGAGCCATCTGCGACGTTCATTTCTGCGCCGACTCTTACAGCGCCGTTCGCCCTGTGACTTCGCGTGACTTCCAGACGGCCGCAGTTGTCCACGGGACTCTGCGTCTTTCCTGCGCGCGCGCCGCCGCAAGCACGGATACCATCGCCAACGGCCGGATAGAACACAACGTCATCTTCAAGCTCCGTCGTGCCATCTGGCCGGCGCATGGTGATGATGAGGATGGAGAGTTCATCCATAAAGTCGTTATATTGAAGCCTCCATGGACGTTCGCCATTCGCGACGAGCGAGCCGTCTGCGCGGAATGTGCCGTCTGCAAACGCTGGGCCATCGTAGATGAACTGCCAGTCAATGCCCTCTTGCACGCGAAGTGCGCCTGGTAGCATCGAACCAACTTGCAGCGCTCCATCTGCGCGGCCGCTGCCGACGTGATACATGTCGCTTGCTCGGTACGTGCCATCATACTTCGGGTAGTTCAGCGCGTTTCCGTAGGGGACGACGTCGCGGAACCACGAACGGACGCTCGCGACGAATTCATCGCCCTTGAGCGTGAGATCGCCGATAGGTTCGTCGTGGAGATCGCGGTCGGTGATGTAGAATCGATAATCATATCCGAGATGTGCTGGCTTGTAGGTGTCCAGCGCCTCGTCGAGCCCCTTCTTGTCCTCGATGTTCCCCTCAAGGATGATGCTGAACGTGTTCTTCTCGTTGTGCTCCTCAATGTGGCCACCGTCGCCGTCAATGTAGCGGGAAATCAGATGCCCCATGAAGTCCAGCGTTGATGTCTGTCGGCCGTTGAGCTTCAGGAGCACGCGGTTTCGCCGCTGCTCGTAGGTGTCCCCTGCATCCGGCACGACATCGACAATACGCTCCCAGTCACGGATGCCCCATGTCGCTGTCGGAACAAAGAACTGCTTGCCGAGCTCTTGTAGGAAAAGGCGCTGCTTTTCGTGCTCCCAAGAAAACGTGTTGAGCAAGTCTGCAAGGGTCTTGTCTTTTGCGAGGAACTTTGGCAGGTATCGCGATATGTCGACAGGATGCGTGCGTAGGAATTCAAAGTTCATCGACTTCGACCTCCTCAGCGCGGATCATCTCGTCTGCTGAGCATTCGATAAGCTCTTTCCCGTTGAGCCGGACGTCCGCACAGTCCGCGACGGTCGTCTGGTTGAGCAGGATGTCGATGCAGCGCGCGTAAGACAGCGAGCGTAGGTCCATCCCCCTTTTCGCGATGTAGGCGTTGATATCTTTCAAGAACTGCTCTTTGTCGAGCGTTCCAGAAATCTTTGCCGTGATGGTAACAGGGATAGGTGTTGGACTGACAACGGTCACAGTCGCGCCAATCGGCCGGACAGTCTCAATGTAGTCCGCGACAGACTGGATGAGAGACGCCGGCGCGACTTGCATGTTTGCATCGACGATGATGACTTTTACCGTGCCAGGGCCATTCCAGATCGGGATGACGCGGGCGTCGCCGACGCCGGAAACGCTCTTCGCCCACTCGTAGTATTCATACTTGTTGCCGGACGTCGCCGGCAGGCGTACCTTTTCGAGGTAACGTTTCAGCAGGTCTTCATCGTCCTCTTCGTCGTAACCGCCGGACGTCGCTTCGGCGTTTGTGACAGCCGTAATGCCAGGAATTGACATTGGAATGACCGTGATGGTGTTCTCTTTGACGTCGCCCGCTTCGCCGGCATTCACGGCTTCGACAGGGACATCCGCCGTTCCGTTCACGTTACGGTATTCGAGCGTTTGGAACTTTGTACCCGCGGCTGTCGTGAAAAGTGAGCCCGTCGGCACGATTCCCTTGCCCGTGAGCGTGATAGTACCCGTTGCCTTTGTCGCGGCCCTGCGCAGGACTCCGTACTGCTCGGCAATCATTGTGAGGTATTCACCCCAGCTCGTATCGGCAAAGCATGCCTTGTAGAGCTGTTCGAGCTCGACCTCAGTCTTGGCAAACTCGATGGAGTTCGACGCGAGCATGTCATACTCAAACGTGCCCTCGATCTTTGTTGCCGACGTCTCACTCTCGGACTGCAGCTCCGCCAAGATGTCTTCCTGTTCCCTTGCCTCATACATCCATACTCACCTCCCCGTAGATGCTCGTGAGCGTGATCCTGCAGGTCACGGATGGGCCGTCCTGCGAAAATGTGACGCTGTCGATGCTCCTGATGTAGGGATTGACCATCAGGCACTCGACGATGACGCGCCGCAATTCGCTGTAGCGCTCCTTGACGCCCATGACCTTGCCAATAAACGGTTTGAGCTCGATGCCGTAGCTCCAGCTGTAGGCTTCGTGCACGTACCGCTCCGTCTTGAGCGCCTTGTAAATCCAGACCTTCAAAGCCTCCTGCCCCGTCACGACGATATGATGGCCGTCGCCGTCGTACAAAAACTTGTCGGTGTTGAAATCCCACGCATACTCCGTCAGGAGCGGCAGGTTCTCTTCTTCTGTTCCCGTGCTCGCCGTCTCCGATACCGAGCCGACGAAAGGGAAATCCTCGCTCATAGCTTGATCACCTTATCCTCAATGAGATAGAGTTGGTCGCCTTCGAGCGGGATGACGGTCACAAGGTCGCCGGGCACGAGCGTGTCCGTCCACGTCTCATCATTGTCGACGGGGTGGTTGTGGCTCTCATAGGCTGGGTCGCCGCTGCCACCGCCACGGTAGCTCGTCTCGCCGACGACGTGCCGTGTGTAGCCAGAAAGGAGATAGGCGGACACGTAGACGTCCTCCTTTGTCAGGATGATGTCGTCGAGCTGCACCTGAATATTCGGTGGCGATGCCAGCACCCTGCCGACGCGCGTCCGGGCTGGAAGCTCGCTCTTTGAAATCTTGTGCATCGTATCGACAAGATGGCCGGCGCTTTGTTCGACCGTTGGAATCTGTGCCATGCGTTACGCCTCCTTCTTTTTCTTCCGCTTCGTTTCTTTCTTGATGGGGTTGCCGTTCTCGTCGAGGCGGTCGTTATCGGCAATCTTTTCCTCGTTCGCGATGTTCTCGAATTCGAGCTCGATCTTCATCATGTGTGTTCCACCCTCGAATGTGTGGACGTCGCTCTTAATCCAGAACTGTCCCGGCTGGAGCAGCACTTCCTTGACCATGATGGAATACGGCGCGCGGATGCGGTAGTCGCCGAGGCAGTCGATGGTTGCCGAGCGTTCCGGCTTCTTGATCATCGCTTTCGCTTCCGTCTGCGTGTCCTTGTTCGGGTCGGTTTTGTAGACGTCCTGGAACATCGAATACTTCTTGATGAGTTCGTCGTCCTTCTCATAGGACTGACCGTTTCCTTCCTCGTCCGTGATGAGGATTTGGTTGACCATGTGCTCGATGCTCTCTTTGTAGCGGCTGTTGAGCAAATTGTTCAGCCCGTTCGCCTCATAGTTCTCGATGAGCGTGCCCTTCTTGATGATGTTGAGCTTC